ACAGGGCAACCTTTTGGTGGAATGGTTCTTGAGCGCGATCAAATTACCCCGATGCCGGAGATTCCGATCTTTGCTCCGAAAATGATCACCAAGAAAAACAGCCTTTATCGAGGGCCTGATTGCGGAGTTGTTTATTACAAGGATTTTCTGTGCCCACTGACAGCAGAGGATGTTCAGAGCGCCGACTTTATCTGCCATCTCTACGATTTACCTGTCATGTCCCTGATCGACCAATATAGCCGCAGGGACATCATGAATCCACCGACAACGGAGGAGGATGTACGAAATGCCCAGAAGATGATGGATCTTCTAAAAAATATGTCCGGTGATGGGAACGTGCCCAAAACAGGACGCAATCAACCCCGATACGAGTGGGGTGAACTCCAAACGGACAATAGTACCGAAAACCCCACCTCCGAAATTGCCGAGTGCTATCTTTCCTATGATGCAGATGGGGACGGCCTTGTGGAGGAAATCATGCTGGTGATCGACAAGCGCACGATGTCCCCGATTTTTTACGATTACCTTGGAAATGTCTCACCATCCGGAAAACGTCCATTCACAGTGATCCGCATCAATGGCATCGATGGCCGTTGGCATGGGGTAGGGGGGATGGAAGTATTTGAACTCAGCCAGCAATTCATTGATCTGTGTATCAATCGCCGCAATTTTGCAGAAAGTGCCGCAGGTAGGACGACATTCTGGAATCCAAGCAAAACGCTTGAGGGACAGCGTGATCCTAATCTAGTTCTCAACACCGGGATGACCTATACGCTCCTTCCTGGGAGCAAAAAGGAAGATGCCCTAGATTATGTCACTTTGCCTGAAGTGAAGGGCAACAATCTTTTTGAAATGATGGAGACGTTTATGCAACTCATGCAGTTGGAAAGCGGCGTGGTGAATGCGATGGATGGTCAGGCCGCTGGTCTTCCCAGTGCAAAACTCGCCACCGGAGTCAGGAATATCGAGAAATCAGGAAATGAGATGTTTAGCCTTTATTTAGAGGCATTGGAGCCAGGTCTTACGGAGGTTCTTAGAACAGCCGCAGAAATCATTTATCAGAACATGGATGCCGAAGAGGTATTCACTGTGACAAATGGAGATGCCAAAGAAGTTCTTTCCCTGACCCCGGATCAGGTTCGTAACCTAGACATTGATGTGGAGTTGCTTCTTACCAGATCCAAGAGCGAACAAATGCTAGAAAGTAGTGTTCAGGCGGCAAATCTTCTCAACCAATTCTATCAGCTTCAACCAAACGTGCAGGAAAAGGCAAAATTGCTCTATGTTCAGGCACTAAAGGCCCTTCAGATCGAGCAGGCCGAGCAGATCATTACCCCAGTTGCACCACAACCACCGCAGATGAATCCAGATGGAACTCCTGTTGATCAGGATACTGACAAGAGCCAAGAGCCAGCCGCAAACATTCCTATCAACGACCCCGGACAAATCATGCCGGTAAGGTAATCCGATTATGGATCCTTTTGAGGCATTCAATCAATCTGCCGAGTCCAATAGGGGGAACTATGACCCATTTATGGCTTTTAATAAAGCCGCAGGAATGGATCAGATTTCAAATGTTGTTCATCAGCAAGCGCAACAGGTAGATAAACACTTTCCTTTAGTCAGGGTTTCCATACCAGGTTCCCGCGATATTCTTACAAAGGCACTGCAATTAGATCAAACGACAGGCATTCCCTTTCAACCCATTGTTGAAGGGGGCCAGATGACGATTACCCCTGGTATTGTCGCAGGATTTTTACCTTCAAACATTTTAACATTTAACCCAAGTGTTTCAGACAGCGATCTGTATGTATGGGCAACGTGTACGATACAAGATGGATCGGTCAATTCCGTGGTTCTGAATAGTGGAGGGACATTGCCTATTCCCCAAACAATTTCACAAAACTCCCCTCCAAATTTATTAAATATACCCATTGGAATGTATGCTCATAAAAACAATAAAACATTCAATTTTATATCTGCAAATTGGATAAGCCTTGTATCCACAGTTGCCTTTTCAACTACTGATTCAACAGGATCCTCTACCAGTTGGTATTACTGGACATGGTAATATTATGCCAAATTATACCGCTCTTGATAATTTTCAGGTTTTAACAACATCTACTTATACGTTGTATGTTAATACGACGACTTCATCTTCTTTCAGTGTTGGAGAAGCGGGAGATAGGTACAGATTTTTAACTCCACTAACAACTACGGAGTCAACATATAGTTCGTATTCTTACGATACGGCAGTTGGTTGGGTTTATTTTGATTCAAATGGAGGTTCCGATGGATTAATCGGAACTACAACTGTCTGGTATCCAGAAAGTGCTGAAATCACAACGGTTACAATTACATCATTTTCTTCTGTTTATTCATTTGTTTCAGTAACAAATCCCAACTATGGGCAGTTGCCAACTGACATTCCATCTGCCTGGAACATCACCTGCACAAGTTATTTTCAAACATTTTCGCCAGGTATGTCAGGGTATCTTTCAAACGTATCAACATACCAACAACTTCAAGTAGATGGACAACAACACACCATATATGGAGTTGGAGAAAATCATGTTGGAGGTCCAATAAACCCAACTACCGATTCAGATCAAACGGCACAATTCGGAGGATTTACGGCGACTTTCACTATCAATTATCCAACTTCAGAAAACACCACAACATCTTCGAGTTCTTCAGTCTCTTCTATTACTTCTTGGCTAGATGGTTTTCCATATAATCAAGTAGATGCACTGACTTCATGGAATAATGATAGGATGTGGAGAAATCAATATGGCTTTTATAAAGGTGAATCATTAGAACCAACAACTTCCACATCTTATACCATCGAGGTTGACTCAACAACCACAACAGAAGTTACCTATGATGGATTTGATGGTGGAGTCCTGACATATACAGGGGGACTTGAATATTACGCAGTGTATGCAACTGCCCTTGATTCAATAAGTCCCGGTCAGACATCATCAACATTTGTAACACCCTATGGTCAACTTGCAGGAAATCCCCTTTATGGCGATAGCGATGGAAATCTTTATTACTCCGCACTAACATACTTTTTACCATTTGTTACACCTTACAATAACTATCTTATAGCGACAGTTACCTATGAATACCCAACCTACACCGAACAAAGTTACTGGGTATTCTTTGATAAATCAGGAACCACTTCTGTTCTAGATTATGAATTTCCACTTCCTGTAAATTCGACTAGAAATCCTACGGTTTTGGGAATAGCCAAATATGGAAATGATAATGGTTGGGCCTTTCTTCCTGGAAAGGCAGAGATATATGGAGATGAGTTTGGCATAATAACTGATCCTTTCTTGCCTGGATATGGTCTTATCAAAGATGCATTGGGTGTTTCCATTGAAGGAACCAATTTTTCTTGGACTTCGTTATCGGGATCTTCTCAGACAACAAATTCATCTGCATTTAAGACAAGCAATCAGATTTCACGATCTTATTTTCAATCCACTTATAATCAGGGAAACAATGAGTATGTTTTTTCTATGCCAGAATGGTTCACTGGAAGTCTTGAGATATGCATGAGTTGGCAGGGGTTGGCCGGAATCACTACATTTTCTGATTCTTCTAACTCACAAAGTTCATTGCTTGTAGCCGATTATCCATATGATCCCCCATGGGGAACACAGACTACTGCATCCACAACCTTCACTTTGATGCCCAGTGAGACAATTTCAATATCACCGAAGGGATTCTGGAGTATGCCCACATTTACAGATTACAGAAGTGGTTTTTCCGGGATTCTATGATCACTATCTGTACCGCCGCCACGAAATCGTATCTCCATGCATGGGGGGTTCTCATCAGGGCAATAGCAGTTGCCGCATCTCATCATGACGAGGGGCATTTTATTTTTGCAACTGATCTTAGTGAAGAAAGTAAAAAAGCCGAGGAGTTCGCAAAAAGCACGCTTCCCGAAAACTGGAAAATCAGTGTCATTAGATTGCCCATCGAAGAGGATGTTAAAAATTACAAGCAAGAGGCTCAAATTCGTATTGCACAACTTCAGGGTGCGGCTTTTGCTTTTGCAAGACGCATTAAGAGCGATATCTGTTGGTCGGTGGAAAGTGACACCATACCGCCGGCAAATGCACTTCGAGTTCTTGAGTGGACACTCTCCATGCCGGATGCTGTCGGTAATCCCTACTATCAGGTCGCCGCTGGAACTTACCCCAATGGTCTTTTTTTAGGAGGGCATGGAAGCCACAATGAACATATTTACGAAGATTTTAAGCCTCATGAGCGTAAACTAAAACCAAGGCTTTCCCTGTTGCTCGAAAAATCGGAACAACGATTGAAGTCAGTAAATGATAAAAAATCCGCAGAGAGGGAAATGAAAAGAATGGCAAGACTTCGTGAATGGGTGAAAAAATCACCCCCTGACGGAAATATCTGGGAAATCACGGCCAAACATGGATGGAGAAAGCGTGGTTGGCTGGACTTCGCATATCCGGCCATCGGCCTCGGTGCGATTGTCCCATCGGACTGGTGCGGATTGGGGTGCACTCTCATGAGCAAGCACGCTTTGGCACTTGCGGATTTCTCATCTTATTCCGGACATGGAACTCAAGATTTGCACCTTTGCTACAGGAGGTGGAAGCCAGCAGGGTTACGAATTGCCTGTGTCCCTCATGTTGTATGCGACCATATCAAGCGCCGTGAGCGTGATGGCAAAACAGAGATTGTTCATCATGTAGCGTGGCATGATCTTAACGAACAAACCTATGGACACCTCCGGCAGAAGGAACAACCCTTTGTTCCTGTTTAAGAATTGACGATTGATCTAGCGGATCGCTCGTCCGTTTCTGGAAATTTAGCCATTGATTGAATTGCACGCCAGATCCGATGCCGAATCTCCCTTTCATTGGCATCGATGTCGTCTTCAAGCATTGCCTGTAATGCACTCTCCTCATGTTCCGCTAACCTTGGAAGAAGATAGTGCTTCCAAGCCGGTTGCCCCTTGAGTGCATTAAGCGCAAGTAAGTGTTGCTCGGCTTTTGCCCTGATATTTTCTGGATAAATCGCATTCATGTGAAAAAAGATAAAATAACAATTTAAGGCAACAGACAAGAGAATAACATAGACGTATAAAAAACATTCAGGCTATGTAAGGGCCTATGAGTAACAATCTGGCGGAAGCCGATCCTCTAACCCAGACGTCCGAAGAAACCTATTCCCTGGCGGCATTGCCTACAGGGGAGGCTCCTGCTTCGGTTCCAGCAACTTCAACCCAGGACACTCCCACGACGGAAGCGGCGATCCAGCCCGATCTAGATGTGGAGGCTTTGGATGAAGCAGGCTACTACCAGCAGATCGCAAATATCGAAGCGGCGCTTGCTAATGCCCCCAAACAGGCAGACGCAACGCAAGCACAGACAGAAGAACATTCTCAAGAGGAAGTTCCTGAAGAGGCGGCGGTTGATCCCGAAACAGAGGTCAATCCTGACATCCCCCTAGAAGACGCACGCCTTCCAGAAAGGATCAGGATCGGAAACTGGAACGAGATCGAGCGTAAAGCAGTTCTCCTTCGTCAGCGGAATCCCGACATGACTCTGGCCGAGGCTCTTGCCCGCGTCAGCCCCCAGTCACAACAGGATCCAACCACTGAAGCAACTCCGGAGCCAGTTCTTCCTTCAGAACAGGAAATTACTTCTAGGCTTGCAGAACTTAAAGCCGCCCGCGCCGATGCTTTCAAAAACGTGGAGCTTGATAAGATCCCGGAACTCGATGAACAAATCGAGGCCGCGAAGGATCAGATCGGCAATATCCGTGTTCAAAAAGCACAGCAACAGGCACAGGAGGCCGCTCGCTTCGAGACCACTGTTGCCACCAGTAAGACCCGAGCGGTCGAACTCTATCCCGATGTGACAAAGGCCGAAAGCCCCCTTGTCCAGAAGATGATCGAGATCGATGCTCGGCTTAAAGATTCCGAAAACCCCCTCTATTACAGCGCCGATAAGCCCCTCAAGGTGGCTCAGATGGCGGCAAACGAACTCGGAATCCCACCACGCGATCCAAGGCAGAAGACTTCTTCACCCAAGGCAACCACTTCGGCTCGTACTCCCGCCGCTCCGGCTAACGGACGTCCTACAACCCCACCGATTGCCCCGGCAAACGCCCGCACCAGCAGGCCTAGCCAAGCAGTCGTCAATGGAAGTTTCGACGACCTCTTATCCAAGGCCGAATCGATGGACGATCTGATCGCCATCGCATCGAAGTTGGGTAGGTAACAGCCCACTCTGCCGGCGTGTGCCGGATCTGAATAAGGGTCAGGTAGTCGGTGCTTCCTAGATAGGAAAACCTTATCATGCCTACTTATAATTCAGCAGATACCTACTATATCCCAGCCAATGCTAACTTGGCCGTCGATCTAGCCTCACAGGCTTCGCAGTTCTTGCCGAAGCTCTGGAAAAAGGGTGTCGATCTCTCCGAGCAGATGGAAGATTACTTCCGTGAGTTCGAGGGTTCCGGCCCCGAAGCCCCCATCCAATCCGTCACCGACCTCGCTAAAGGCGCTGGACAGTCAATCGTGTTCCGCACGATGTCCGGTCTCTATGGTGATGGTGTCCAGGGCGACGAGATCATCGGAGACAACGCGGAAGAGTTCCGCGTAGGTAATTACACCCTTCAGGTGGATTACCTCCGTCACGCCACCGCACTCAACCTGCGTACGGAAGACCAGACTGCACTCCTCGCGGAGTTGAAGGCCGGTGTTCCCGAACAGCTTGGCAAGTGGCTTGGTCGCAAGAAGACCGAGCGCCTTCAGATGATGTTCATCAACAAGGGCAACGCAATGAACACGATTTATGCAAATCAGGTTTCTTCCCGCGATTCCCTGACCAGTGCTGACACCATCAGCATGGACAGCATCATCAGTGCAGGTCAGCGCCTCAAGACCCTCGGAGCACGCCCTGCTCTGGTCTCCAAGGTAGGCAAGAACCAGATCAATCGTTTCGTGACGGTTGGACTCGGTGAAGCCCTCGTGCCCCTGAAGAATAGCTCTGATTACTTGGAGGCTCTGCGTTATGCAGGCGTCCGTGGTGATGAGAACCCGATCTTCACCGGCGGCTATGTCGATGTGAACGGTCATGTGATCCGCGAGTTTAACC